TGATGACTTAAGATACCATGCTCACGAATATATTATCGCTTTACAGAAGAAAATCAATTCAAACCCTTCATTGGTTGAAGAATTGCATGGCGAATTTAATTTGTTTGAGCAACATCTTTCTTTTTTAAACAAAAGACAGACTAAATTTGATCCTACTAATGGCTTTGACATGTCTATTAAAGTCGGTCAAGGTATCGCTTCAACACCTAAAATTATGAATATACTATTCTCTGCGTACGCTAGGGCTATATTAACCACATTGAGGAATTACATTAATAATCACAATGGTAACATTATATTGGCCACATTTGATTCTGAGGCCGAATTAGCCATTGATTACTCAATGCGTATGGAAAAACATAAAGATAAAAACTATAGTTGGGCTTGTAACGATTTTTCCGAATGGGACGCTTCTTATCGCACACCTTTTACCACACTTATGTGGGATATAATGGTAGCTGCTGGTTGTCCAATGGATTTAGCCACATGGTTCCATGTTTTCCGACAAAAATGGGAAATGGTATATCATAGTCGTTATGGCTCTGTTAAATTTCAAGGTAATGAAAAACAATTTTCCGGGAATCCTTTTACCATTTGTGAAAATACCATTGGAAATATGGCTTTATGTTTTTCTTTATTTAATTATAAAAACGTGAGACTCGCTTTATTTAAAGGCGATGATTCTGCAGTCGCTTGTGACACTTATTCTATGAAGCCAAAAGCTAACAACATACTTAAATTAACCGGCCACAAGTTAAAATTACATTCATTTATTACTGGCGAATTCGCTGGTTGGTTCTTAACACCCTATGGTATGTTCCCTAATGTTATACGGTACGCTGCTAAATTTGTTTCTAAAACCTATCGTGACCGTGAGCATTTTGAAGAGTCACAAAAATCACTTAAAGAAAGAATGTCTACGGTTAACACTGAACAGTTTCTTAACTACGCATCATGTGCTGCTACTGAGCATTTTCATAATATTACCGCAGAACAAATTTATAATGTCGCTAAATTCTTATTCGAATCTAGGCAATATAAATTCAAAGATCTCAAACCTGTATACCAGCCTTTATTAAGATAGAAATTCACTATCTTATTCCACATTCTCTCCTACCTACGAATGTGTTGAACATATTATTATCTTACTTTATTTAACACTTTAAATATTTATTTATTTAATTTAACACTTATTTAACAATTTATTTAAGAACATGGCTAATGAATCCAACGAAATGGACTTCGAGTCCGACATGTTTGGTGCCTTACACACGTCCACACCAGTTCAAGCACCATCTATTGCCGCTAAGTCACCTGGTCATGCCTTTGTATCCAAGTGCTTACACCCACCTTCTGACACTCCAGCTTATATGGGTTTACCAACTAATGACGCCCGTTCGCAAGTCTGTCTTGACTACCGTAATTTACAAATTATGTCTAGTCCTCTTATACAAGACAATACAACTGCTGCTATTGTTGCGCCCACTAGTGCACAACTTAATACATTTAACGTTGCCATGCTTTGCCCAAATGGCCTTCGTGTCCAATCTATCGGTTTTATTAACAACGCCACCGATGGTAACATAATGAAACAAGACTTTGCCAACAACATGATTCAAGACTTATACGCTGCTGAGAATCTTATTCGTGATGCAACCCTTTATAGACCTGTTTATAAGTCCACATCCGTTTACCCAAATATGACTATGTTTAATAATACTGGTGTTGCTGCTTCTTGCCAATTTAACCCAAATATTTTGTTTGCAGGTACTGTATTGAGTTTATCCCATTCACAACCGGACAAATTTTATGAGTTTGTCTCAAGCGGATTGAAAACTAAAAGAATCAAGAAACATGTTAATCCAACACGCGAACAAATTGAATCATGGGAAACTATCCCACATTACCATCGCGCAGAGATCATCAAAAACAACAATTTACAACATTCTGATGTTTTGGACTTGGATCCAAATTTATCTATACAGGTTGTTGTTTTAGGTGATAGTGGTACGGGCGATGCACAAAGCGTACCCACCTTATCACAATTGATGACAATGAGCTCTCGTAGTTATGCAGGCAAAGCAACTGAGGGTATCTTTAGTGTCCAAAGACTTAATACTATAACTCCAAAATGGCTAACATCCGGAAATACTTCCAGGACTGTTGGCCAACCTAACACCTGGGGTTTGTATGAGTGCTACAAGTATTTAC